GCAGATCCAGCCAATTCAAGAACAAGAATTGTAAAAATTTCATCGTAAATCTTTTTAAATGTTGGATTTGTAAAAATGATTGAAGCAGAAGATAAAAGTTCTTTTTTCTCATTCTCTGTCAAATTTTTAAACAAAGAATCTGTATTAAACTCATGTTTAAAATTGCCTGAAGATAGAGACTTACGTGTTGGTTTTCTTTGTGTTGGCATATTTTATTTACATTTGTGTAATTGGAGTAGAAATTTGAGGTGAAGCAGAAGTTCCAATACCACGATTGAGTTGTGCGCCAAGTCCCCCTTGATCTCCTCCTCCTAAAGCGGCCTGTGTTGGTTGGGCTGTGGCACCAGGAACAAAGAATTTTTCTGGATCTTGTTTTGATAATACAGCAAATCGTTTCATGAGATATGGAAAATTAAGTGCCTGTGGTCCAAATAATGTCATAGCATCTTGAACATCTTGTTTAAACAAGATTCGATCCATATCTGAAGAATCATTTTCAGTCGGATTAATTGTAATGTGCCAGAAATATTTAACCTTAGAGATATCAGGGTGTATATATGTCTTTCGTACAGGTACACGCATTTGTTCTGACAACATTTTTTCTTCCTCAGCTACCTGATCTGGACTATATTGTCCTACATTTGGTGTAAACTGAATGATACGTTTTCCTTTTTGTGTAGATTCAAGTGTTGTATCTACCGTAATCATCTTATAGACATCTTCAATCTTTCCAGTTATCTCATTCAATTTTTTATCTTGTACCTGAGTCCAATGTTCCAAAATATTATATAGACGTTTTTCTGCAAGTTGTCGTTCAAGAGATATAATACCATAAATAGCAAGACCCAATTTCATCATTTGTTGTTTCTTTAGTTCCAAAATCTCAGTAGCTGTTTGACGGCCAGGTGCAATATCCCCTGTAAACGCCGGTGAAACAGATTTTTGATCAACAATATTTTTAATAAATTGAAATGCACTAAATTCAGCTTGATTTACACCATTCGCATCACCAATTGTTTGAATCTTTGTTGGATCAATCTGATTTGTAATTTGGCCAGCCTCCATCACTTTACGTGAAAGAATACGTCCAGTGTTGTTTGCAATTGGTGGTTTGAAAGATTTTCGTGTTTTAAGCACAATTAATTTAAGCATCTCATCAAGAACTTCTTGATCTACTTTTGTCTTTGCCGGAATAGATTTTGAAAGTGCAAAAAACTGTGAAATGGCGTAAATATCACCTTTTGAAATTGTGAATCCTCCTGATGGAGATACCGCTGAAAGTGGGAACTTCGCTGGCAACATGTCCACACCACTGAGTGAAATCATGAAATCATTTTTTAATTTGTTTTGATATTTGATTACTTCTACGAATCCTTTTTCTACATTTGTTAATGTCCAATGACGATATGTAGAATTTTCTGTATTTGGAGTACGTACAACATTTTTTGGAACATATTTCCATTTTGCTACTTCATATGGAATAATATCAACAGTGAAAATAAATGGTTGTTTATCAATCTCAAACTCACGTAAATTTCCAAGAAACACTTTATCACCACGCAAAAGACGCGTTTCACAACGAGGTTCATCATCAATTACCAACTCTGTCCATGTAATTTTTCTTGGATCCATTGTTTTCCAATCGACGCTCTTTAATTTTTTCTCAATATGCGTAGGTTCAACCCATGTCTCCTCAACAAAACAAGTGCCTTGATCGAGTAATTCTTTATAAATCAAACGACGACGATCATCATAGTTTTCAATATGTCGTGATTTACGAATCAAATCTTCCATTGTAGAACCAACTTCATCTGCAAGAAAATCAAGTTTATCGTAAGCTTGAATGTTTGGTTCTAAATTATAATTCAAAATAGCCGAAAGAAGTGAGACGCCCTTTTCTTCTGTGGTTCCTGTAACAATACGTGTATCCTCAGTATTCTTTTTTGGTGCAATAAAGGAATTTGCTGCGCGCAAATTAGAATCATAATATTCCTGTGTAGTCATTCCATTTAACTCATCCCATTGATTGTTGTAATCAATTTGAGCCTGAGTTAAAAGAGCAATACGCTCGCTGCGATATTCGTATTCATCATCCGTATAATCAACTTCAATAAAAAGCGATTCATCCGAATCCTCTTGTTCCTTTGAATCTAACTCAATTTCATTTTCTTTTGGTTCAGAAGATTTTGTTTTACGTGGCATAAAAGAAAGAACGTGTTGGCTTTTACTTGTGTTTAGTTGAAATATAAGATGAGCAGATTAAATAACGGCAAAACGATCAAAATCTTTATCGCTATCGTATTCATCTTCTTGCGAAAAAGCATTATCGTCAGATGTAAATAAATCCTTGAGGTCAGGATTCACGCCCCATACAGCGAGCGCGAGCGAAAATACACGATCATCATGCAATCCTGAGTTTTTATCATTTGAACTTTTTGCACCGCCTTTAACTTCCAATTTTCCTTTACTGTTCAAAGAAAATTGAAATGACTCAAGTTCTGCAATGAGTCCAGGATCATTCGGTATCTTAATTTTATCTCTTTGCAGCAAAATTGCCAAATGATCAAGCAAATCACGACGTGTTTGTTTTGTAAAAACCACCGCACCATCATCACCAATATTTAATCCTCTGCGTTCAAGATCTTCAACAATAGGATCTCCAACACCCGTACGGTCAAGCATGAGCTTTGCATTATTATATTTACGCGCCTCTGCTTCAATAACAGCCTTCTGTAAATTCCAATCAATCTGATTAAAACGTTGTTGTTTCTTTACGCGATAAGTATGTAGATCAAATGGTGTAATAACCGTCCAATCGTTATATTTCGCAAGATCAATACCCATTTGATAAAGATGTTTTGGATGCGGTTGATCATAATCGTTAGAGAAACGTTGATCATTTGGATCATATGTATTCTCACGGATACGACGAAAAAATGCTCCAGCAGAATCCAAAAAATCACATAGATACTCTTGTCTAAAATAAGCTTCCGGAGTAGTTGAACGCGCTTCGTCAATTTCAGTTTGTGTTAGAGCGAGTGTATCATCAACTCCCTTAATAGAAACAAACCATTCGTTCGGATTATCACGCGCACGTTGAATCAATTCCCACGCATGATTACGTCCTTTTGGAGTAAAAATCCATGTTGCCGTTCCGTGGTTTTCACGGAGAACCGGTTGAATAATCGCATGCCAAATATCAGGATTCATCTCAGAAAACTCATCAAATACAACATCAATAGGGTTAATACCACGATGTTTATCAATATCATCACAACCAACAAAGCGCTGAATTGAACCATTTTTATAATAAATAGCAAGTTCAGATTCGTTTATTTTAGAAACAATCTCCATTGGAACATGTTGCTTAACAAGTTCATCCCAGACAACTGATTTGGCCTGTCTATACGTAGGAAGAAAATAATAAAAAATCTTCCCCGCTAACTCAGGGAGTTGTGTCTTGCGAATTTGCTCATTAATAACCGTTTTAGATTTTCCAGCACGACGATGGAACACAGCGATTTTAAAACGTTGTGGTGCCTGAAGAAACTCTAGCTGATATTCGCGAGGTGAAAAATTATAAGGAATGACAATTTCTTTTGGCATGAAAGAAATACCTAAGGATTTTGAACTATATTTGTATTAGATTCAGAAGGAGTTGCTTGAACATCAATTGATGATTGTGGAGATGGAGATGAAGAATAAGAAACAACCTTAAAAACAATACCGCTCTCATCTCCGGAAGCAAACTCATTCGGAAGCACTTTGCACTGCAATTTATTATACTCAATCATGGCCATGCGGCGGACTGATGGATCGGGATCCATAAGATCAGCCTCAAGATTCTTCCACCAGAGTTGATTGTGCTTTAAAACATTGTCCCGAATATATTGCTGTGTTTTTCCTGACGCAATTTGATTTGCAGCACGCGACTCTGCAACTGTAGCAGCAATATCAGACGCAATTTCTTTAGACGATTGAATAGGGGTAAGTGGCAAATCGGGCATATAACAATATTATAGCATAAATTTAAATAGCGCGAAAATGGTGTGCATGGCGCGTTTGGAAGGGGGCAGGGGGCGAGGTGAAGGGCGCAGGGTGAAGGATATATAATTATAATTTAGTAAAGTATAAATTGTAGGGCGTGGAAAAAGGCATAAATTCAAATTATTCCGGTCGATTCGCGGGCCCACCCCACGGGGTCTCTTACCAGTAGCACAATGAATCAAGCAAAAAAAACATTTGCAAATATGCACAAGCAAAAAAAACATAAACAAGTAGCACGTGTATTTTGTGTGTGGTGGTATGTGTCGCACATCTTGAAATCAAAAACAGTCAATTATATTGTGTTTTTTACACTTTATGCGTCGCACAACTTTATCTTGTGCGACGCATAAGCGACACATAACACCACACATAACACCACACAAAACACACAACATCAACAAATAAAAACAAAATGACATGCAAAAAAGCATGTTTTTTTGTGTTTTGTTGTTTGTTTTTTTCATTTTGTCAGAAGTTTCTGACAAAATAAGCACGGAAACAAAAACAAAGTGCAAGCTATAAAAGCACACTATTTCAAACATAAGTGCATGCTGCTATTACTTAGGGGCATTTGCCACACGCCACACAAACGCCACACAGCCATTTTTGCTGTGTGGCGTTTTGGTTTTGCTAAATTTAGCGAAAAAAAAGCACGAAAAAAATCTCTGCCACACGATTTGCGATTTTTCAAATCGTTTTATACCTTTTTTTTTTTTCATTTTTTCGCTAAATCTCGTTAGACCCAAAAAAAAATATTTGGAAAATCCAATTTTTTAATTTTGTGTGCCAACACTACTTATCCACAGCCCTTTTCCCCATTTTTATTAGGCTTTTCCCTTGCCACACAGCCTTTTTTGCTGTGTGGCGTTTGTGTGGCGTTTGACAAATAACCCTACCAAGTGTATAGTATCACTATGACATAATTAAGTGCTACAAATAAAGCACACATAACCAATTTATATGCGACGACAAACAAAAAAACATTTGCGACGTGTCTTGTCACTATTCGTTGACAATCTTCATTCACTTGTGGCATCAATCAAAAACAACCTACCACTTATCGCTTTTGCTCTCATTGTCATCGCTACAGGCTTTCAATCATCTAACATCTAACATCTAACATCCTTCTTTATGCAACTTCAAAACACCACACTTCCAATCATTGAATACTACACGCTCCAAATATACGGAACACCTCGCCGTTATATCCTGAACCCTGACATCGCAGCTCTTGTCTATCAACTCACACAACGCAAAACCCTATTCCACTCAGATATGAATGCTTTGTCTGGTCTCGGTCTCTCTTTTGTCGAGGTATTGCCACCACAACAAACATCTAACGAATAACAAAAAAACTTTATGTATAACTTCACATACGGACAACGCGGACAAGAAGAAAACAACATTATCGAACGTATTTCTCAAAATATTTTTAACGACACGGAGCTTGTTGAAATGCTTTTATCAAAGGACATCTTTTCTATCGGCGACGCTCAAAACTATTTCACATATAACGAAGAAACAGGAGAAGAAGCAGAATTTCCAGAAATTTATCAATGGGCGCGTGTTTTTCTTCCAGAGTACCAAGTGCAAAAACTCATCGACGCAAAGTATGTTGTTTTAGATAATGATTTTGGCACATGGGTTGGTGTCGAGGAATTTGGAACGTCTTGGGATGTTTATTTCTATGCTGGTCTTGCCAATGCTATCTATAACCAACCAGAGAACGAATAATCTAAAACCCCCAAACTATATGAAAACAATCAACAAAACTTATAACGTCTTTTCTTTTGATGAACTAACAAAAGATCAACAACAAAAAGCACTCGATGTTAACAGACTGTACAATGTGGAAGATCCTCATTGGTCAACGCCTATTGAGTGGTCAATCACAGACGAATTGAAAGAAAACGGCTATAACAACTCAGATCTTCGTTTTTCTGGATTTTATTCACAAGGCGACGGTGCTTCGTTTACATGCGCAGAAATAGACCTAGTGTTTTGGTGTGAAAAAAACTTGACCAGAGAACAAAAAAAACGTTTTGCGCCTCTTATCCCTCTTTCTGCTCCCTATTCCATAACGGCTTCAATTGATCGCTTAGTTTTTTCCACGCATTATGTTCACGAGCAAACTATCAACGCAAATGTCGATACTTTTTATCTAGACAATCATATTGAAAACGAGAAGCAACTACAGGAGGTTGAGGACTTATGCTCGGAACTTGAAACACTCTTGACTGAAGACGC